GGCGTGGCCCAGCGACAACACGCCCCCGTTTATCATGGGGTACCTCGGCGCGGCCTCCGTCCTAGAGTCCACGGACGGCAACCCCGTTCGGTCTACGTCTGACGGGGTCGGCTCAAATACCGATGCCAGTTTTCGCTCTAAGCGCCCCGAGCTGAACCCGGGGGACATCGCGATTACCACGCGAGACGAGAACTTCATCTACCTCCGCCGAGGCGGGGTCGTTCAGATCGGCGCAACCCCTATTGCGCAGCGCCTCTACATCCCGATCCTCAACTACATCAAAGACTTCTGCGAGAACTACGAGATGCAGGCCTTTGGTGGCGACGTGGCGTGGACGGTGGGGCGCGTAGAGGACGACCCTTCCGGTAACGCCCCGGCGACGTACACCTTCCATCTCAACGAGTTTGCGCAAGACGCCAAGGCTACCGTCCGTATTCGCCACCTCCCGCTAACCGGTCCTGGTGGCGGAGACAAGGCCGCGTGGGAAGTTCAGGTTGCCCCTCAGAACATCGACCGAGATTCTGGGGAGGTAACGGACGCCGTCTACACGCTTGCTGTGACGATCGCGGGCGATAAGACCGAGGTGATTGGGGCAAACCGTAGCGTCACCGTCAAAGGCGACGATGCCCTCAGCGTCAGCGGCAACCGATCGGTTACCGTATCTGGGGATGCGACGTTGTCCGCAGACGGTAAGATGGAGTACGTTTCCGGGCAGGGGGCTGTGTTTGCCGGATCAACTGTCAAGGTAGGCAGCCGGGGAGCGAGCCATCCGGCAGTCCTTGGCGATGAGTTGGTTCGGTGGTTTGCCGCCGCACAGTGGACAGGGTCCGCTGGTCCTTACACGCTTTCCCCCACATCCGCGGCACAGCTACAACAAGTTCTTTCTACTAAGGTATTCCTCGAATAGAGGGCGATGGTGTTATCATGTCCGGCATGACCGACCTCTTCATCCACCAGCCACGTGTCACCTTTGAGCGCTCTAAGCGGGCGGGCACGGAGGTCGACGAGAATCCCGAGATGTGGTCCCGCCAGGTCCTGAGCGAGCTTTATCGCCAGGTGCCCGAGGTGGCGGACTACACGCCGACTGTCTCGTTCATGAAGACGGACGCGGAGCAAGGATACGCTCTTGGCGCTATTGTCCTTGCGAACACGACAGACAGCGCTCTTGCGATTACGCGCATGGGTAATGCGCCGCGCAAGGCGCTCGTTCCTGTGATCATCAAGAACCACACGCTGATGCCGCTGGATCTCTTGATGACCGGCAAGGGCAAGATGATGCCCCTCAATGGGGCGCGTCTGCGCGAGGCGCTCTTCCGCCCCGAGACGTTCGAGATGGTCACAGAGGACTACGGCGATAGCAGCCTCTGGAACATGCTCTACCCGCCCGGTCGCTCGGACAACACCTACGGCGCGGGTATCTCTCAGGGCGTCGACGGGGGCACCGCCGGTGCCGTGACCCTCATCTCGGGCCCGGGCATGAAGCTCAGCGGCGCCCGGTTTGAGATGCTTCAGGATGTCGTTGGGCCGAGCCTGCTCCGGACGGATCTTGAGAAGCTGGTGGATAAGCTCGACGCTGATGAGACGCTGAAGTCGGCAGCGTTTGCTAGCGACGTGATGGCTCCTGCACTGAACGTGCTTGCGTCATTTGAGAAGACCGCGTCGTCCGTAGATACCCAGCGGCTGCTGAAGGTCGCCGCTCAGCAGGCGACCACGCACGTCGTCCAGCTAGGGTACAGCGACACCGCGGGCTCTTACTGGATCAAGACCGCCAGTCGCGATGCGTTCTTCCACGCCCCCGCCGTGGGCTACTCGCGTCGAGAGTTCTTGAAGATCGCCGGAGAGGAGATCACCAAGAAGGTTGACACGGATGGCACCGTCACCATCGCGACGCAGCCCGTCGTGGACGTAAAGGTCGACCCTGACGCGTCTAAGTGGAAGCTGGTTGAAGAGCCCGGTATCTACAAGGTGAAGACCGTAGACGGCAAGGAGATGACCGGCTGGGTCCTGCCCAACCTTCTTGACGTCGATGGTACGCGCGTGCCCATGACCGTTTTCACGAACGGCGCGGCGGCCACGATTCAGCCTGAGATCGTCGGAGCGCGGGTCGCCGTCGGAGTGGACCTGCCTTCGTCTCCTGCCAAGGGCACGGGTCTTTTCTACGTCGCCGGGCAAGGGGGCATCGAGGCGACGGTCCCGGTGGTCATCCTGGGCCGCGAGGCGGCCATGGACGGCAGCGACCACTACATCGTCCGCACGCTCGGTGGTGAGGGGTCGAAGGTTCGTATTGTCCCCGGGCTCCAGTCGATGCGCGCCTTGAAGTCGGAGATGATGCTCCCGGCTGGTGCGCGCTTCCTGCCGCTTGACCAGGAGGCCATGGTCCACCTTGTGGACACCGTAGACGGGCTGGCTAAGACGGCGTCGGCTGTTCGGGCAACTGAGATCTCGATCCTTGGTGACGGGGACGAGTTCCAGCTCCGCTTCCGTAACCTGCCGAAGCTGGCGTCTATGTTCCCGGCGCGCCTGGACCACGACGATGCGATGCTCGCGCTATGCTTGGCGGGACTTCCCGCTGGCAGTGCTGCGACCAAGCTCGCGCACTCCGTAGGCCAGACGGTAAAGGTTGCCGGAGCGGTGGACGTTACCCGTGCAGCCGACCTCCATCAGGAGGCGAAGCAGAAGGTCGCCAAAGACAGCGCGGCCATCCGCGCTCTTCGCGTGGACCTCGTCAAGGAGGCCAGCGTTCTTCCGGATGTCATGACCGTGGACTCGGTGCTGAGCCTCGGGTTCGTGAACTCTGAGAACGTTCGCATGTTCGTGTCGCGCCTGCCGTACCTAGAGAAGGCGCTTTCGATGGTGTGTGAGCTGGTTCTGGCCGCGCGGCTGGGACTGAGTGAGATCCCTGACGCTGCCACATCTCGGGCGGCGCGCGGCCTAGACACCGCGATCCAGGGGCTTCGCGCCCTCAGCATGCGCGGCATGGAGGCAGCAGAAGACAAGAGCTGAACATGACCACTGCGTTACGTCATCCGGCGCGGCACTACATTTACTACCTGCTGTCGCGCCGGTCCGCGAAGATCAAAGATGTAATCGAACACCTCTCAGAACTTGAGATCCCTCTTCCGCAGGATACCGACAGACTCGTCGAGTTTATCCAGCGGATCACCGCGATTCAAAAGAACATGCAGATCCCGCCGGGGTTCGACCCCCTTGCGGCGGTACCTAACGCGCAGACAGCGGCCTTCTTAGAGAAGTGGAAAATCGGATCGATGTGGCGGCGCGGGGATCCATTCATCCTCTCCGCCAACGACGTTCTGTTTGATCCGCACATCCGGAGGACCGTCGAGGTCCTTCTACTGGGGCCGCTAAGTGCCGCGCATATCGCACGGCGTGTATGCGTGCGCCACGACCTGCCTGAGTCGACCATCAACCCGCGCGTCATTCGCGAGTACGGGCACTACTACTGGAACTACGCTGTGATGAACACGTCACAGTGGAAAGAGTTCCTGCGCGACCATTTCCCGAAGTACTTCGACAACGCCGACTACGCGATGGCGTTGACCGTGCCTCGGACAAAAGAGGGCGCGCTTCTAGCGATGGCCATGTCTGACCGCGGAGCGGACGCCATGAGCGACACGGAGATGTACACCGTGATGCGCAACTCGGCGGCAATGGCGTTCATGCAGCACGCGCTTCTGGAGCGCCCTTCGATGAACCGCTCCCAGGGGATGCTCTCTGCCATGACCACGTTCAAGATGGCCACGGAAGAGCTAGACAAGCACCGAGGCGCGAGCGCTGAGCTTCTGGATGAGCTTCGGAAGATGGAGCCTGTTTACGATCGGCGTCCTATGGCTACCATCCATGACCTGCCGGTAGCCAAGCCGGTTCTTCTACCTACAAACACGAACAAGGAAGAGGTCCCTGAATGACCAGCCAACAGTCGATCCGCGACGCGCAGCTACAGGACGTCCGCGCATCCTCTCTGATGCCGCACATTCCCAACCCGCTTGCGCTCGACACCCCCAACTTCCTCGTAGAGTACGGGGTCCGCGCAGACGATCAGGCATTCGTGTTCCACTTCTTCTCCGCAATGGACAAGTCGGAGTGGGACCCTGCGTACAAGATGGACGTTCGACTTCGGCGCGGCATCGACAAGAACTTCGACACCACCAAGGTGACCTGCGGCTTCGCCGTAGAGGTCGATAGCTTCTACGTCATTGTTGGGGGCTTGGGCGCCGGGCCCGATCCTTGGCCGCTCGTGAACCGGTTCCTTTCCGACGTCCAGGCCCCTCTTGAAGCCGCATCCTGAAAGGTTTGGGGAAAGCTACGGAGAAGCGGGTCTTATTCTCCGTGTTGTAATCCCGCATGTAGCGGTGCACGTTCTTTCGTAGATCGTCGCCTGCGTCCATGCGGAGCTGGAACCACATGGCGCCGTCAGCGTCTCTCGCTGTCTGGTGAACCAGGTCCCCAAACACTTTCATCAGGAACCCGGTCATGCCGTCTAGGCCCATTTTCGATGACATCGATTTGTCCACCGTCGCGATGCCTCATGGTACGACGGTCGATGACATCTACAAGAAGAAGCGCGTTCGGTCGGGTCAGCGCATCCGGCTTCTGCCTTCTCAGTGGGCATCGAAGTTCATCAAGATCAAGGGCGGAGACACCGGCACGGTGCTTCCCATGGACTTCCTGGAGCGCCAGTACCTGCTCCGCCCATACGACACCCCCAGCAAGAAGATCCTTCTGATGACCAGTCGTCAGACGGAGAAGTCGACGACGCTGGGTAACAAGCTTCTCGCGCTCAGCGCCATGCGGCCGATGTACACGTCACTCTTCGTGACGCCGTCCGCCATGCAGACCAAGGTGTTTTCCAACGCCCGTCTGGCAGACATCATCGACATCTCTCCGCTCATCAAGGGGCTCACGCACAAGAGCCTCGTGATGAACATCCTCGAAAAGGAATTCTCAAACCGCAGCAAGATCTATCTGCGATACGCGTTCCTATCGGCTGACCGTATTCGTGGTCTATCGGTAAACGCGATCTTCGTAGACGAGATCCAGGACATGCTGTGGGACCTCATGCCGGTCATCGAGGAGGCGTCGTCTCACCATAAGGACCGCCTCTTTGTTTACTCGGGCACGCCCAAGACGTTCGACAACACCATCGAGAACTACTGGGCCAAGCACTCGACACAGTCAGAGTGGGTCGTTCCTTGTGAGCGGCATGGCACGCCCAACCGGCCGGACACGTGGCACTGGAACGTGCTTGGGGTGAAGAACATCGGGAAGTTCGGCCCCGTCTGCGACCGCTGCGGAAAGGGCATCAACCCCGAGCACCCAGCCTCCCAGTGGATCGAGATGAACCCCGGGACAAAAGATAAGCGGCCTGAGTTTGAGGGGTTCCGCGTATGCCGCCTAATGGTCCCCTGGTACTGGAAGCCTGACAAAGGCAAGGCTGACCCACACGAGCAGTGGAAGACGATCATCCGTGACCAGGAGCGCTACCCCACCGCTCAGTTCATGAACGAGGTCATGGCCATGAGCTACGACAGCGGGCAGAAGCCCCTGTCGCGCGCGGAGATCATGCGTCTTTGCGACGACAAGATTCTCATGGACGAGAATGAGGTCGCCAAGGTTGGCATGAGCCACCCCCTTTACATGGGGATCGACTGGGGTACCGGGGAGAACGCATACACCGTCGTTGTGGTGGGCGGGTACACCCGAGGCGACACCAACTTCCAAGTCCTGTTTGCCAAGCGGTATGAGGGGCAGCTCGTCGATCCCGAGCCGCAGCTTGCCGACATCGATAGGCTGATCCGTAAGTTCCGCTGCAAGAAAGTCGTTGCGGACTACGGCATGGGCTTTCAGCCAAACAAGAAGCTGCTATCGACCTTTGGCCCCGCGCGCATTCACCAGTTCCAGTACGTCGCCCGAGCGCCGGGAAAGATCGTCTACAAGGGACAGATGCACCGGTACCTGGTGTTCCGCACCCCTGTCATGGCCGACGTCATCAACGCGATCAAAGCGGGTAAGTTGCGGTTCCCGGCGTGGAAGGTCTTTGAGCGTCCGTTTGCGAACGACATGCTGGCGCTTCGCTCGGAGTACTCCGACTCGCTCCGCATGATCAAGTACGACAAGCCGCGCGGTATCACAGACGACACCTTCCACGCCCTTATTTATTGCCTCTGCGCTTCGTTCTTTGACATCCGCAGGCCGGACATCATGGCCCCCATCCAAGAGACGGGGGATGGCGCGGCGCAGAGCGCAAGAGAAGATTACGCGATGGAAGAGATGGAATGGCACGCGGGCCAGGACTACGCAGTGCCGAACGAATAGTAGGGCAAAGTAAACCCCTAGCGGGGGCGCCGAAGCGCCCCCGCTAGGAGCTTGCCCGCAGGCGATCAGCTCGCCTGCTGGTTCTGCTGGTAGAAGTACCAGCAGCCCCCGGCCACCGCCGCCAGGCCCAATCCGGCCAGCGCGTAGTGCCACCACGGGCGGCCCTCCGCCTCGGGCAGCAGGATGGCGCCGCGCGTCGCGGCGTCGCGGACCGCCTGGGAGGCGGCTCCGGAGGCCAGCGCGAACGCGACCTCTTCTTCGGTGGGGGTGGTGGCCGCCGCGAACATCTCGGGGAACAGAAGCTTGGCGGCCATTCGGCGGGCCTCCTCTTCGGACGCCACCGCGACGGCCTTGCGCCCCTTATCGTCCGTAAGGACGACAGGCTGGGTGATGTTGTACTTCTTCCCCCCGTGGGTGACCGAAACCGGGGGCTTGGGCGCCACGGCGACCACGGCGGCCGGGGCCGCTGCCAGCGCCGTGGCTGGCTTGGTGTAGTAGGCGGCGAGGGCCGCCGCGGCCTGCGACGCTTCCGGCGACGCCTTTGCGGCGTCGTCGAGCGCAGCGTACGCTGCACCCAGCTTCGTGATCCCCGCCGAGTATTCGGCGGGGGTGGCGGCGGTGCTCAGGCTGCTGATGATCGTGCTGATGTCCATTCGTGAATCCTCCTAACGGGGTGTTGGATCCCGTCTATATTCTTATAGGTGTTTTTGATCACTTTTTAGATATCGAGGCGTACATCATCGTTTGCGTGTGCCTCGATCCATGCGCGGCGGCCGTCTACGTCGTCCCCCATAAACAGGTCGAAATAGCGCTCTGCTTCAAGCGCATCGTCGATTGTTACCTGCTTGAAGGTACGAACGGCCGGGTCTAGCGTCGTTTCCCAGAGGGCCTCCGGGTTCATCTCGCCGAGACCCTTGTACCTAGTTACCTGCGCGGTCGTTCGCTGTTCGCGGGTAAGGCCTTCGCGAAAGCGATCTAGCGCCGCTTGGTCTTGTAGGTAGTACGCGGTCTTGTGCCCTCGCAGCTTTACGCCAAATAGCGGCGGCTGCGCGATGTATACGTAGCCCTCGTAGATCAGGCGGGGCATGCACCTGTAGAAGAAGGTCAGAAGCAGCGTTCGGATATGCGCTCCGTCTACGTCTGCGTCTGTCATGATGACGATCTTGTGGTATCGGAGCTTCTTCACATCGAAGTTCCGCGCCTGCTCGATCCCGCATCCAAGTGCGGTAATGACCGTTCCAAGCTCTCTATTTTCTAGGATCGTCTCTGCGTCGGACCGCTCGACGTTCAGGACCTTGCCCCGAAGAGGCAGGATTGCCTGAGTCCGCCGGTCGCGGGCACCCTTTGCAGACCCTCCAGCGGAGTCTCCCTCTACGATGAAGATCTCCGATTCCTGAGGACTCTTGCTCTGGCAGTCAGCAAGCTTCCCCGGGAGACTCATAGGGTCCATGAAGTCTTTTCGTGCGACCTGCTCCCGGGCCTTGCGCGCCGCCTCTCGCATCTTTGCGCTAAGAACTGCCTTCTCAGCGACGCGTCTGGCGATGCCCGGGTTGTCTTTTAGGAACCAGCTTACGTGATCCTGAAAGACGCCTTCTACTAGCGTCCTGCCGGCAGGCGTAACGAGCTTCTCTTTGGTCTGGGACGAGAACGCGACTTGACCCATCCGCAGGTTGACGATCGCTACGATGCCTTCGCGAACGTCATTACCGGTTACCCCTTCGCCGGTCAGGCTCTTGGCCATCCCGTGCTCTCGGATGTACTCCAAGATGACGCGCGCCAGGCCGTTCTTGAACCCGGTCATGTGGGTGCCGCCATCGCGGTTGTACGTGTTGTTGACGTAGCACCGGATGTCTTCCGCATCGGTGTCCGTCCATACCATCGCGATCTCGGCTTTATCGCCCCGAAAGTAAAGGACAGGGCTGACGCGGTTCTTCTTGCCGACCAGCTCCTCCAGGTACTCGCGGATACCCTGCTCGAACTGGAAGGTCCGCTCCCAGGGAGCCTTGCCGCGCTCGTCGATAAGTACGATCTTTAGCCCAGGGTTCAGGAACGCAAGCTCCTGAAGGCGGTCGGAGACGAGCTTGCGGTCGTACTCCGTGACCCCCTTGAAGATCTGAAGGTCACGCTGCCAGACCACCTGCGTGCCGGTCGGGCCGAACCATTCGCCCATGTCTTGGACGTCCCCATCGGGCATCCCTCGGGCGTAGGTTTGCATCCAGTACCGGTTATCTCGCCAGACGTGCACGCCGCAGTAGGAACTGACAGCGTTTACGGCCGAGACACCCACCCCGTGCAAGCCCGCGCTCTGCTCGTAGGAGTCGTTGTCGAACTTGCCCCCAGCATGGAGCGAGCACATCACCATCTGGAGCGCGCTGACACCCTCCTCCGGGTGTATGCCGACAGGGATGCCGCGCCCATTGTCTTTCACCGAGCAGGCGCCGTCGGCGAGAAGGCGCACCTCGATGGTGTCGCAGTGCCCGCCAAGGTGCTCATCTACCGAGTTGTCCACCACCTCTTTGATCAGGTGGTGGAGTGCGTCGCCCGAAGTCGGATCGCCCAGGTACATGCCCGGGCGCTCTCTTACGGCCTCTAGCCCCTTCAGCTGTCTGATTGACGATGCGTCGTACGCTGCTTTTGTTTTGGCCATGCAACCTCTAATCAGAGGCTGATAGCGACAATCGCGGCCCTCATTGGAAGCCCGTGGCCCATGACATCTCTGGGCCTAATCAGATCCAGGCCCTGGACCGTAAGAAGGTCCTGCGCAATTGAGAGCAGATGGACTCTTGCCGTCTCGACGCCGTACCCAGCTTCCGCGTACCGGTCTAAGAGCGCCAATAGCGGCCTCCACGGATGCAGGTCTTGAGACAGGCGGCTCAATAGCAGCAGTTGTCTTGCGTCCAGTAGGAAGGTTTGCCGAACCCAGTGTCGGCAAAGGTCTAGCGACATTTCCTGCTCACGCTGAGCGTCTACGTAGGCCCCTAAGAGGAACTCAGTGGGTAGCGCCTTTTGCTCATGCCCATGAATCATCTCCTCTAGTAGGGCGATCCTTCGCTCAAAATCTAACAAGGTTGCTTGTAGATCGCTCGAATCCGGGCTACTAATCATTGTGTAAGTATTCCCCTATCCCGAGCGGGTAGGCTACCCTTGTGTACAAGTTCATGGAGAGCACAATGTCCACCACCTTTACTCCTCCCGTAGGCGGGCGAGCGGTCGATCCGACTCACCTAGACTCGCTCGGCAAGACCGCGGCGCGCCTGGCGGAGACCGGTGATCTCAGTCTAGCGGACGCCGTCGTGCAGACGATTGGCCGCGAAGACCTCAACCCTGAGCAGGTCCGCCGCGTCGTCGAGTGCGCGAACACGGAGGCCTTCAACCGAAAGTTCGCCTCTACGTCGGGCAGCATGCGCGCCGTCCACATTGACGGCGGTCCCGCAGACCCCGTAGAGGTTCTACAGTCGTTGAACAACGGAGCACGCCCGAAAGAGGTGGTTGTGGACTCGTTTGAGTACTCGATGCCGCCCGACTTCGGTAAGGTGTCGTCCGCAGGGTTCCTGACGACAGAGCGCACAGCCGGTGGCGTGTTTACGGACGTCAGTAATCTGCACCACCAGCTCATGTCCGCCCACGACGAGCTGACCCAGAACACCGAAAGCTCCAAGGCGGCTATGAATGAGCTGCTCGTCCGCCTCGGCAGCTACGTCAAGCAAGCCTCCTTGCAGGGCGCTTCTCCCTCGGAGATGCTAGATGCGTGGACGCGGGTCAGCCCGGAGCTAGCAAAAACGGCGTTCGACCGGACCCGCTCTTTTATGCGAGACTCCAACGTCAAGGTTGCAGGCCGCTCCCTAAACCCTGAGCACCCTGTTGTTCGTCAGTTTGAGTCTTTCGTAAAGGCCGCCAGCAGCTACGCTGCCCACTACGACGCTCTAATGTCTACTGAGCGTGAGCTGATCAAGGTGTCTGCGTGGCTTCGCCGCCACGGGAGGATGTCATGAGTTACGACCGTTCACTCAGCATTGCTCTGCTCAAGCAGGCTAGCGCCGCAGAAGCGGCCGGTAAGGGCGTCGGCAACTTACTCAAGGGCACCTTTCGCGCTGGTAAAAAGGCGATCGAGGTGAGCGGAAAAGCAGGTAAGGGCCTCGCTGAAGCCCTCGGAGCACCCGGGGGGGTTGGCACCGCCGTCGGTATGGGCGCTGGCGCATACGGTCTTTACCGGGGGGCTACCGCGGGCAAGGACCTAGCACAGAGCAAGATCGACGAGTTCCGCATTCGCCACGGGCTGTACCCCGGCGTGGTAGGATACTGAGCATGGCCTACTCAAAGCACGCCCTGATGGGCGCCTCAATGGAGAAGACGGCGTTTAGCTTCGAAGGGCTAAAGCCGATCCTGACAAGCACCCCTGTTATGACAGCGGGGGCAATGCTGGCGCTAGAGGCGGGCTCGGGGGCCCTGTCCTCCGGCGTGTCGAAGCTGAAGAACATGTACGAGCGCCACCAGTCGTACAAGGGCATGTTGGAGCTAGCTCCCGGCCTTCGTCAGCAAGACCAGGGCACGGTGAAGCGCTACTTCAACAGCCTGCACCGGTTAAACCCTCACTTGATGAACGATCCGCTGGTTGCGGGCGGAATTGTGAGCCAGGCGATTGAGTCCCAAGAGGCGATGGGCGGGCTAAAGCAGCCTGCGATGGCGATCAGCCGTATGGCGGGCGACCTGGTGAAGGGGCGTTCCGACTTTGCTACCGCGCTGTCCCGCGAGGGCGGCGGGCCCAACCTTGCGCAGCATCTTCGGCCCGTCATTCAGGCCGGGTTTGAGCAGGCAGAGAAGATGCGCCTGGGGGATACGCCCGAGGGTAAGCTCAAGGCGCAGCTTGAACTTGAGCGTGCAGGCTTCGCAAAGGAGCGTGACGCGCTTGATCAGGCGCGCATCCAAGCTGCCCGCCGTGAGGCCACTGAGAAGTTTGATGCCGCCCAGAAGGGTCGGTTTGCGCGACTTGCGGACTTGCGGCAGCAGGAGGACGCTGTGCGCGCTCGTTTGTCTGGGGCGCAACAGGCCGCTCAAGAGGCGCAGGACCGTCAAGAGCGGTTCCAGGCGGCGTTTGGCGCGCGGCCCAGCCTGACGCGTGAGTTGCAGCGCCGGGGTATCCCCGTGTCTACCCCCAGGACGGTCATGTCTGTCGAATACCCGCGGCCGGGCCGCTCTAAGTAATGCACATCAAGCGCGCGTACCTTGCGGGGGAGCATGATGGTGAGCCGCTAGTTCACCTCATTAAACCCGGCGAGATGGTGAAGACCTCGGGTCTGGCACCTGCGGCGGAGAAGTTCATCTCCTGCCTGCGCCCAGACCCGAGGTACACCTACGTTCTCTGTAATGCGATGGGGTACTCCGAGTTCTTCGGAGCAAACTCCAACAAGGACTGGTACGGGTACAACCCCCACCTTGATTTCAACGGTCTTCTTCACGCGTGGCCCGACATCGGGCAGAACGTCGAAGCGGATCGGATGAAGGGCAAGGGGTGGCCCTACGGGTATCCTTGCTATTACGGGGCGACGGTCTACGCGCATCACAAGAACACGGACCCCCAACAGCTTGGGTTTGGGGACGTTATCTTTGCGACGCTCAATCCGGAGATGAAGCGGATCGAGCTAGTAAAACGCGTGTTCAACGATGAGGCCGCGAAGAAGGGCCACACTTCTATTCTTGATCGCGTCCGTGCGGGTGAGCGGGTAGACGTGAGCATGGGATGTAAGGTCCCATTCGACTTCTGCTCCGTTTGCACAGACTGGGGTCTCGTAAAGGAAGCCTGGAAGACGTACGACGAATCGCGCCACCGTCACCCAGGGATCGCTATCCTTGAGTATCACCGTAAGGTCCGCCCGATTCGAGGCCTCGCGGTGACGAAGGTTGACTACTGCCAGCACATGATCAGCGAGGGCGGTAAGGTCTACCCGGATGGTCGGAAGGTATTCGTCTATAACGACTTCCCCCGATTCTTCGACATCTCCTTCGTCTGGATTGGCGCCGACCGCACCGCGCGGGTGATGTGGCACCTTTCCGATCCGAATGCCCCGAAGTCCATTCCGCGTCCCGGCAGTCCTCCGCCTGGAACCTTAGAGCGTCTTCTGACCTTGATTGGGTCGAAGATGTCCATGATGGAGAAGGACATTCCGGGGGGACTTGCGGAAGCTGCGTTTAAGGACGCGGACACTGCGCCCGAGGTTCTTGATGTCCGCGTCGTAATGCGCGGCTCTCCAACGACTGACGGGGTCCGCCGAACCCTGTCCACCCTGGCTGGACTAGGGATCATTCCGACGCCGGGCGAGTTTCAGAGCATGGTGCTGCCCACGATGCCGGGCGGAGCGCTTGTTCAGAAGATTCTCGACGCAAAGCACGCGATGTTCGACACTCGCGGGGGCGGCGTGGATTCTACGTTCGCTGTAGACCCTGCACTCTTCGACACGAAACTGGCGGATGCGTATGCGCCTCTTATGTCTGAGCGCTCTTCTTTTGCTCCGTTCCTACATGCGCGACTGGGAGAGCCCGGCGAAAAGACCGCAAGCGCAAAGCGGGCTGCTTATCGAGGGTCGGACGAGGTTGGTCAGCTCGCAGCCAAACTCGCGTCGATGTACAACGGGTATCGACTCAGCGTGTTAGAGTCTGCGCCGGAGTTGTTCCCCAAGGTGGCTAGTCACCTCGACACAGACACTCTCCTCGACGCACAAGATAGCGTCCGCGGAAAGGATCTATCCGGCCTTCTCCTAGGTCCGGCGCCCATGATACAGTTGATTTCGTCGCACCTTCGTCGCAACGAAGATGAGGGACACCAGATCAGCACAATGTCACGGATGATCGCTAACAACCCAAACTTCTACGCGATGTCCACCATTGGTGCTGCTTTGCGCCAGGTCATGGGACTTGATAAGTCCAAGGGTCTAGCGCAGGCTGCGTCATCCCTTATCCAAGAGGCCGGGAAGGGAACCTGATCCTTCGAGGTAGCTCCGAGCCGCCGAAGAAGAGGGATCCTCAACGTTTGCGGAGTAACGATGGACGACATGAACGAGATCTTCAGTCGAGCGACAGACGCCGATCTAGACACAGAGCTAGCGGCCGCTGGTGAGCTGCTCCAAAAGATCGCGCAGCAGGAGGGGATCGACCTCTCTCAGCTCAGCGACGAGGACGTGGCCGAACTGATGGTGGACCTCCTCCCGAAGACTGCCGCCGATGAGGGTGAGCACGAGTCGGCGCGTGAGGAGTCTGGGGACCGTAAGAAGGAAAAGAAGAAGGAGGAGGCTAAGATGGCATCAGAGATCACGTTTGCGGATGTGGCGGTCGAGCTGAACAAGGTTGCGGCGAGCGAGGGTATCGACCTCGACGGCCTTAGCCGTGAGCAGTACCACGAGCTGTTCGACATCGTCGCGGAGTCCATGCAGGACCCCGACTACATGGAGAACAAGCTCGCGCAGGACGAGGCGAACGCGAAGCTTGCTGAGGCTGACGCGCTCGGCCGTTACATGGCGCACGCCTTCATGAACGAGCTTGGCGAGGAAAAGATTGCCCGTCGCCGCGAAATGCCCAACCTGACTGAGGAAGAGATCGCCAAGCTCCCCGCAAACCAGCAGGACTTCATTCGTAGCGAGACGGCGCGCCGGAATAAGCCCAATGTGGCGCCGGCCGCGAACCCCACTTTCGAGCGCAGTCAGCTTCCTAAGCCCAGCACCCAGGTAAACCCTGAGCTTATGGCCCGGCGCAACGCTCGCGTTGCGGGGGAGAGCGTTGCTCAGAAGGGCGGCAAGTACTTTGACCGCCTGGGTCGCGCCCTTGGCGGCGCTACCCCCCGTAGCCGCGCGATCCGCGCCGCGGCCGCAGTCACCGGAGGCACGCTTGCCGCGGGCGGTGCGGCGTACGGCGCTAAGAAGCTCATGGACAAGAAGTCGCTCGATGAGCAGGCGCTTGAGATGGCGCGCGACTATCTCCTTGAGAACGGCATCGACCCCGACACCGGCTACAAGCTCGCGTCGGACGACGACGTTGCGCAGCGCGCGGCTGAGATCCTCGCCGAGGCGGGCTGGCTCTGAGGAACGATGCGCGTCACCCATCACCTAGATGAGTTTATGAAGGCTGCGCAAGCGGCTGTAGCAACTCCTTACGGTATGGGTGACGCGCAACGTGCGTCCCTTGGGTACAACAAGCGGCGGCCTGAGTACTCGCAGCCGCAACCACCATCGGACGCCACGAACCCGTCCCTCACATCCAGTCAGCAATCACTAGAACCCCCTCCTGTATGAGGAAGCCATGCGGAAGTCCCTCGGAGAACTGATCAACACGGCCCTGTCGGATGCCGACAGCGCCCTAAAGCTGGCGTCGGCGCGCGACGCGGAGATCCGGTCTTCCGGAGACTTCCTCGACGCGGAGCTGGAGAGCTACAAGCTCGCCGCCGAAGACACATCTTCTGAGGCCGAGACGGCCAAGGAAGAGCGCAAGGAGATGCGCAAGGAGAAGAAGGAGGAGGCCTCTGAGAAGAAGGCGTCTCGCTCTGACGTCCTTGGCGCGGCTTCCTATGCGATGAAGCTTGCTGAGGCGCTTGAGATTGGTGCGCACGTCGTGGCGAAGGTCGCGGCGGACACCGATCCCAGCACCCACGAGCAGAAGGTGACCGTGTCCACGGGCGGCGCTGGCGCTTCGCCCTTAAAGGCCCCGGGTCCGCAGGTCATGGCCAGCGGGTTCATCGGCGCGCAGACGGTTCAGCCCAAGGCGCAGTCGGCTGGTGCGGAGCGCATCACCGGCCCGGCGACCACGGCGGGCAGCCTGCCCACGACCATCGCTGACCACACTGGCAACCTCGACGGCGAGCAGCCGGCGAACAACACCGGTAAGACGGCGGGGTTCACGCGTTCTAAGGAGGCGTCGGCCCGGCTGCTTCGTGCGAAGCAGGCGCAGGCTGAGACCCTTATGCGCATGGGTCAGATCAAGGAGGCCGAGCGCCTTCTTGCTGAGGTCGAGAAGGCCGCGCAGGACCCTTCGTCGCCCGGACCCGAGCTTCCCGCGCATAGCAACAGCTACATGCTGAGCACTGAGCCCGGCGACTCGACGATGATCCCCGATAACTCGGGTCTTATCTCGATGAGCAAGGCGCAGGCGAAGGACCGCTCGGTTCGCGCGGCGACGGAGCACGTCCATGAGCAGCCGAAGCTTGATAACGCCGTTGCGGCGCACTCTCTGACCACGCAGGGCCAGAAAGTCTCCTCGCTAGTCGTTAACGCGGTAGAAACGGAGAAGCTCGCGATCAACCCAATGACGGTGGCTTCTGCCGGTCGTCGACTCGGCCAGATCGGCGGTCCGCGCGCAGAGAAGGCGCTGCAAAATTCCATCCTTCGTCAGAAGGCCATGGACCTTAAGCAGCAAAGCATCGCCTCTAGGTTTAGTGACACGCCGTCCGTATGGAAGAACCGCGTCGTGCCCCTTGGGGAACGCTCATTGAATGAGTCAAAGTTCCAAGAAGCGCTTCGGCAAGCCGGGACTAAGGTCTCCTCGCTAATCGTTGACGCGGCAGAGGCGGAGAAGCTCGCGCTAAGCGAAGCGCTCATGGTACGCGCGGGCCAGAAGCTGGGCCTTATCGGAGGGGCGCGCGCAGAAAAGGCTTATGCGCGCTCGGTGCTGCGTCATGGGCGGGGCATGGGGCTAGCGGAGGACCAGCTCAAGGCGGGCC